TAAAATACTTTGAATGGCGCAAGTTATATTTAAAACAATATTCTAGACCTTCTAAAGAATATCAATTTCGTAGTAAAGTTTTAAAAGAAGTTTTGTTAAAAAGATGGAATGAAGATTTAGATCCTTTATTAAATTTTCATATTTCTATTAATTTAACACCCATACATTACAAAATTTTAGATCTTAGAAAATCAGGCAAAACTTTAGAGCAAATAGCTAAAATAATTAATAGATCAATACCATTAGTTTCACGTTATTTGAGAGATTTACATGAGCATGATCTTTATGATTATTTTAATGAAAAACAGAGAGAGGCTGTAAGTCACGATAATTTTGTAATTGAAAAAAATCTAAATCATATAAGAAATGAATTGCGACAAGGTAAATTTCTGAGTCAAATAACTGTCCAAGCCAACTTTGGAAAAGAAACGGTAAGACATTACATAAGAAGACATTTTCTTTACCCACATTATGTAAATCAAAAAAAACAAATAGAAAAAGTTAACAACGCAATAATTCGTTTAGCGTAAGGGGGCATAAAATGAGTGAAGATTTAGTAAACCAACCACCTCACTACACTAGGGGTGAGATAGAGTATATAGAGGCTATGAGATCTATGCTTACGGCAGAAGAGTTCAAAGGTTTCTGTAAAGGCAACGCAGTCAAATATATATGGAGAGAAGACCACAAGGGATCTAACATCCAGGATCTTGAAAAGGCCGTTGTATATCTTAACTGGGCTATTGATGATCTAAAAAATATGTAAGTATGGATGCTAAAAGAAAAGCTCAACGAGCAAGAATCAAAGCATACGAAAAAGCTAGAGCAAAGTACAATTTAAGTATCATGCGACTACCTGATTTTTGGAAATGGGTTAAAAGAAAATACCCTGAAGAATTAGGCAAAACTGTAAAGCTAGCCAAATGGTCAAAAGAAATATCAAAACAAAAAAAAGGGGCATGAAGCCCCTTTTTCTTTTCTACACTTAGAAGGGAGGTTTATCACCTACTGGTGTTGGTGCCATCTCTGAAGGCTCCATCTTAATGATCTTAGTCTTCAAAGAAGTAACATCTTCACCTTGGTCATTCTTCCAGTTATCTTCAAACTGTCTGATACCAAGTCTAAGTTGTTTGCCTATGAATTCATTTGCAAGATCCGGAAGCTTCTTGAATCCAACAGTAATAGCAAGACGACTAAATATCTCACTCGCTATCCTTTTGGAATCTTCATTAGCAGACCATAAGTTATACCATTCATTATGATCGCGATATGTACCACCATCAATTTGAAAGGTAACTTTTTGAGTCCAATTACCGCTATTAGATTTATATTTCTCAGCAGCAATTATCTTTGCCTCATACTCACCAGTTGGAGCAACCTCGGGACCTCTCGATTCCATTTGCTCCGCATTCTCGAAAAAATCAACATCATTAAAGTCTGACATTACGCACTCTCCTTATTTTCAATTTTATTAGAAAACCCTAGCTTCTCAATTAGGGCAGTTAGATTTGGGTCCTCAAAGGCTTCTAGCTTACCGCTACGATCTTTGGCTGTGTAACCTTGACCTATCCTTGTTTGTAACCACCTTTCCGCTACAGCATTACCGTCATCATCTTGACCGTCAATAATACGTAGGGCCAAAACCTCATCAAAGAAATACGTGATTGCATCTCCTAGAGGTTTACTTGCCATTTTAGGACCAAAGAAAAACACGCCATCATTATTATCTTTACCTTCTTTGCAAAGAAATAATACGTGCATATCTAGATCCCTAAATGATCTCATAAGACTTGTAACGGCTTCACTTACGTTCTGGTAAGCCATTCTTCCATCTTTATTTCTGCTTTTCTCATGTACCAGTAAGATCTCTGAAATCTCTGAAACTGAGTCTAAACATACGCTATCATAGGATAATTCACCAGATGCAAGAGCGGCATATACCTCTCTAAGATCATCATAGTTTTTAACCTCGATAGCTGACACATTAGGTGCATCTTTAATAGAAAGCAATCCAGCCTCCGCACTTATGACTAATACGTTGCCAGGCATACTCTGTGTTGAGAATGTTTTTCCGGCTCCCGCTTGACCATAAATGAGAAGCTTTGCTCCTTGTTGATCCACCATTTTATCTGGTGTCTTTATCTTATCTTTTAAGCTCATAATCTACCCTCCTTATATATGTGTAAAAATGAACTTGCTAATTATAACCTGTGAAACTACAATATGTAAATCATATTATTTAGGAGATGTATATGAAAAAACAAATCGACACAACTTGGCTTGCAAATTATTATTTCAGGACCAAAACTTTAGCAACAAATAAATTGAAGGAGTTAGATACGATGGGCGTTCAACCTAATCACAAAGAAAGAAAAATAGATCATTACACGTTACCTGTTTACATTAAATTTCTTGGTTATAGAAAAGCCGCAGAAGATTTCAACTGTTCAGAAGCAACATGCAAATCCTGGAGGTATGGATATAGGCAACCGTCAATAGCACAAGCCAAACAAATAATAAGGGCTACTGAAGGAAGATTAGATTTTGAATCTATCTACGGATCTATATCGGATATTTTAGAGCAGGAATAGCATGTTCCAGCTCAATATTACCGAGGATGACTCGTCCTTGGATATTGCTCTGGCTTATTATGATGATGGATATAATGTAGTACCGTTACAAAGATCTAATAAAAAACCACCACCATTTTTAAAAGGCTGGGAACAATATAAGGAAACAAGACCTGAGAGGGAACTTGTAGAGTCTTGGTTCAAAGATAGGGATAATCTAGTAGTAGCCTTAGTCTGTGGCAAGTTTGTTGTTGTTGACGCAGATTCTCCTGAGGCTATGGATTGGGTAGAGAAGAACCTACCAGCTTGCCCGTATAAAGTAATTACAGGCAAGGGTATGCATTACTACTATAACAACCCAGAAAACTACACTACGTTTGCTACAAGACGAACAAACACGACTCCTATTGAAAGATTAATTGATATACGTGGTGTAGGTGGCCTTATTATTGCTCCATACAACCGTCATGCTAATGGTCAGGTATATAAGCCTGTTATGATTCCTGATTGGAAGATCTATGACTATACAGATCTACCAGACTTTACAGAAAAAGAATACTTACAGATAACAGGTGTACCTAAAGTTGAGAGCAGTAAACAAACGGCACCCTTCTCATTAGATGGAGTCTTGGAAGGATCTAGGAATGATGGGGCTGCTAGGATAGCTGGATACCTTATATCTAAAAGTGTAAACCTAGAGTTTGTTAGGGTGTTTCTACAAAATTGGAACAAGAACAATAACCCACCATTACCTCAAAAAGAGATTGATTCTGTAGTAGATAATGTAAAAAAGACACATGACCGAAAGAATCAGATAGCTCCCTTATTTACACAATCAACTGAAAATATCAAACGACCTGAAGATCTATTCTCACCACCTGGTTTACTGAAGAACATGTTTGACTTTTGTGAGGATATTGCACAAGTGCCACAACCAGAATTATCACTTGTAGGTGCTTTGGCATTAGCTAGTGTGACCTGTGGGCGTTTATACAGGACCAACATGAATAACTTTTCAAGTATGTACTTTATGGGTGTTGCAAAGTCAGGACAAGGCAAGGAAAACATAAAGACATTTATAGAGTCTGTGCTGAATGCCTCAGACCAAGAAAAGCTAGTTGTGGGTGACGGATATACATCTAGCGGAGCCGTACATTCTGTTTTGAAGATAAGACCTACCCAAATAACGATTATGGATGAGTTTGGGAAACGATTAGAGGCTATTAGCAACGCAGGCAACACAAACAAAGAAGACGGCATACAAACCCTTATGGAGGCTTGGGGAAGGTGCCATGGGACTCTACGACCAGATAACTACTCTTTGATGGCCGTACAGGAGGAATATAAAGAGAAAATGATGAATAGGGTGACATATAAGCCAGCTATCACATTAGTTGGATTGTCAGTACCTAAAAACTTCTATGGTGCCTTAAATAGCGGGAGAATAGCAGATGGCTTCTTAAATCGTTTCGTTGTGGTTGAATCTAACGAACCAAGACGTGTTGGAGATCTAAAGAAATATACAGAGGCCTATGATCGTGACTGGGAAAC